CTGATCGAGGAGGCGCAGGGCATAATGCTGCAACTGCTTGAAGCCAAGGGCGGGGAAGTGGCCAAGAAAGGCATCGCCCCGGGAGTGTTCAAGCTGCTGGCGGGCAATCCTGCCCGGGCCGAATTGCTCAAGCTTCTCACCAGCGAGGAATTCCTGCTGGAGGGGGCGGAAGGCGAACTCTGGGCATACGACAACTCTACGGTTTCCGCAGCCTAGGGCACCGTTTCGATACGGGAGAATAGCGCCATGCGGATAACGGACGTGACATCGGACGAGTTCAAGGAGATGGTTCTGGCCTTCCCCTCGGGGACGAGTGAACCTGCGCCCAAACGCTCGTCCGGTGTTCACGTCTCGGACATCATCCGGGACATAGACAATTCCATAATAAACGTGGGGCAGCGGCAGAAGTTCGACCAGCTTACACCGGCAGAGAAGCTGCGAATGGGAGCGCACACTTCGATGGGTTGGGCGTGGGAGGAAGTCGTGACCCACGCCCTCGCCCGGGTCCGGCCCACCATGCCGGGTGTGGTCAGGCCGGGGGAGTTCACCCTAGACGGCATCCACATGACCCCGGACGGCGTGTTCGAGCGAGAATGGGCGGTCGAGGAGTTCAAGGCAACGTGGAGGAGCAGCAACCGGCCCCTCGACCCGGACTTCTGGAGTTGGCTGGTGCAGATAAAGGCGTACTGTCTGGCCCTGCAGACCCAGAGGGCGTATCTGAGCGTGTTCTGGGTCTGCGGGGACTATCGGGAATCCGGGCCGTTTACGCAGCGGTTCAGGCTGGAGTTCAACGACGCGGAAATTAGGGACAATTGGACTATGCTAGTATCGCACGCCAAATCGAAAGGATGGTTGGAGCCCAAAAAACAACATGTCACCCACACCCGCACCAAAAAACGCAAGTAATCTCTACACATCGTCCGGGTTCTCCCGGGTCAACCGCAAGATCGCCTACCGCCTAATCATGGCGACGGACGGGCCGGAGAAGTCCGGCAAGACCAACTTCGCGATGACCATGCCGGACCCGGTCGCGATCATCGACACCGACCTTGGCCTTGAGGGCGTGGTGGACAAGTTCCAAGCCGACAAGGAACTGTACGCCATCTCGACAGAGGTGAGCCTGCAGGAACTCAAGGAACTCAAACCGGAAGTGGCAGCGGCGGAGGCCCAGAAGGCTTGGTCCCGGGTGATGAAGGGCTACCTCGGGGTCCTCGGCACGGCCCGCTCCATCGTAGTGGACAATGCCACCGAACTCTGGGAAATCCTCCGCATGGCCCGATTCGGCAAACTGGACCACGTCAAGCCGCACCACTACGCCCCCGTGAACGCCGAGTACCGGGACTTCATAAGGCAGGCGTACGACCAGACCACGACGAGCCTTAACCTCATCCACAAGATAAAGGACGAGTACGCCAACGACAACCGGACAGGGAATAAGATACGGGCCGGGTTCAGCGATACGGCATTCCTAGTGCAGGTCAACTGCTCATGCTGGCGGCAGATTGCGGCCAAGGGGCAGCCCGCTATCCCGTTCCCAGACTTCTTCCACATGACGGTGAACGATTGCCGCCAAAACATGGAAATCGCGGGGCTGGACCTGTCGGGAGCGGACGTTAGCTTCCCGACGCTGGCGACGCAGGTGTTCCCGGACACCAAGGAAAAGGACTGGATATAATGGCAACCACTAAGGAAACGGAGAAAATCGAGTCCATCACCGTGTCGTTCATGTGGCGGCCGGAGCCGGATGGTACCATATCGGCGGTGCAGATTCGCCAATATGCATCGTTCCTTCATCTGACCCCCGAGCAGGCACGGTCACTGGCGAGGACGTTGTTGGCCAAGCTGGGGGACCAATGAGCCTCGATGACATCATCAAGCCCGAGTACCGGGAGGAGGCCGACCGCATTCTCAAGATGCCCTTGCAGACTCGGAGCGCGAAGGAATTCGAGTTCGTCGAGTCCCTCATCCAGAACCCTACTAAGCCCGTAACCTGGAAGATGATATTCTGGCTCCGGGATATAAAGGACCGGTCATGACCCCCAATGGCGAATTCACCGACACCGTCCTTCTGTGCGTGGACTGCAAATCCGAGTTCATCTGGACCTCCGGCGAGCAGCTCTTTTTCCATGACAAGGGGTTCACCGAGCCGAAGCGGTGTAAGCCCTGCCGGGACAAGAAGAAGGCGGCCAGAGCCACCGGGGCGGCGATGACGGCGCTCCCGGGGGATAGGGTTAGAGTTCAGCCCGTGCCGTTCTACGACAAGGACCAAGAGGAGAGGGATAATGCCAAGGATAACCGGCGTAGACGGCGGAGGGGATTTTGAGAGCCGCTTGCGGGAAATAGTAAGCCGCAAGGCCCGGACCAAGGGGTATGACGGGGGTAAGGGGCAACTCTGGGCCTTATGTCGGGAATTACCCCACCCCCTCGGGGAGATAATCTACAAGGTGGTGCGGTATCATCGGCAGGGAAACCCGGACGATCTGGTTAAGATCGCCGGGTGGGCCAAGCTGATATGGGAGGACCTCGATGTTAACAGAACAGGACGTCCGGGAGGAAGTAAAATTCGCGAAGGCAAAGCACGGACCGTTCCCCAAGGACCATCTGCGAGCGCATTTGCATATGTCCGAGGAAGTTGGCGAGGTGGCCGAGGCGCTGGAATTACTCGTCCACACGCCGAGGCTGCACGAAAGGCGGCCCGAAAGGGTCGCAGAACTTAGGCGGGAGCTAGTCCAAGTGGTGGCGTGCTGTTCGATGTGGGTAGCTAATTTAGATATGGAGGCGGAGCATGACAAAACCTATTCTGTTGGTTCAGGGGTCTCAGTGGGGGAGCGAGGGGAAGGGGATGGTGGCGGGGGCGCTGTGCGAACGAAGGAAAGTTGATTACGCGGTAAGGACCGGGGCGGTGAACGCGGGGCACACCGTCTACCACAAGGGGAAGCCATATAAGATGCAACAGCTACCAGTGGGGTGGGTGGCGGGGGATGATACCATACTTGTTATCGGGGCTGGCGCATATATTCACCCCGAAATTTTCTTTGATGAAGTCCGACTGGTACGGGAGGTAGGGTACCGGGGCGCTATTTTGGTGGACGAGGGGGCGGGACTGCACCTCCCGGAGCACACGGACCGCGCCTCAATGAGCGGTAGGCACTACACCATAGGTGCGACTGGGAAGGGATGCTCTGAGGCGATACGGGACCGCATAGCTCTCCGGGGCAAGGGCGGGAAATTGTTCAAGGACTGGATGCGGGAGAACTACAAAAGCGCGGGGGATGGTGCAGACGGACTGGGATCTACTTGGGTATTCTCGGATACCGTCCAGAATCTCAATCAAGCTTACGACCAAGGGCGCCAGATTCTCCTTGAGGGGACGCAGGGGAACATGTTGGACCTATACCTCGGCCCCTACCCCTACACAACCCACAAGCAGACCCTCGCCTCCCAGTGGGTGACGGAGGCGGGCCTTTCCCCCTCGCTGGATTACGAGGTCGTGAGCGTAGTGAGGACCTACCCCATACGCGTGGCCGGGAACAGCGGGCCGATGCCGGGGGAAATAGACTGGCCGACCCTCGCCATCGAGATTAACAACAAGCTGCGCGTAGCGGGGCTACCCGTTCTGGTCTCCCCGATGACCATCAATTCCTTCATACTGGCCAAGAAGAATTTCCAGCGGGATCGGTATCCCTCAGAGGAAGTCTGGAAGAGCGAGTCCGACAGGGATGCGTGGAATCTGCTATCCGTGCCCGAGCGGGAGGAACTCTCCAAGCTGTTCGAGTTCACCACCGTGACGAAAAAACTGCGGAGGATAGCGAGGCTGGACATCCCCGGCCTGCAGCGGTCCCTGATGGTGGACAGGCCGGCTTGGGTTGCCCTCACATTCCTGAACTACGAGTTCCCGGAATTGTGGGGAGCAGAGGAATTGGTTCTAGGCTCCCATAAAGGCGTCATAAGGTATATGCTCGATCTTGAAGAGGAACTAGGCTACCCTGTCGGGGCTGTTACCACGGGGCCGGAATCGAAACATTTTCATGACTATCCTCGTTGACGACCGCATAGGCTCTGCAGACTTGATGGGGCATCTGCGCCACTTCGGCGTGCCCTGTCAGTTGGAAAGGTTGGAATATGGCGACGCGATGTTCTCAGGGAACGGGCCAACCGGCCCCATCTATTGTGGGGTTGAAATCAAGAAGGTTCATGACGCACTACAGTGCATGGGAGATGGTAGATTCTCCGGGCACCAGCTACCGGGCCTCCTCACCCAATATGACCGCGTTTGGATGGTCGTTGAGGGTGACTGGTACCCGGATTTTAACACTGGGATACTGCGAATATCATCCCGTTCTGGGCGTACCAAAGAGGTGGGGTTTGGCGCTCGACGATTCATGTATCGTGATCTGGACCACTGGCTTACTACGCTTGAGGTTAGGGCGAATATACGTATACGCCGGACCCGCGACCGTATTGAAACAGCTAGAATGGTCGCAGATTTAGCAAGCTGGTTTGCCAAGGACTGGGAAGACCACAAATCCCACCTAGCGCTGCATGAGGACCAGCCGGACGGGGCCATACTGATTAAGCCCAGCCTGTGCCGGAAGGTGGCGGCCCAACTCCCGGGGATTGGATGGAAGCGGTCGGGGGACGTGGC